GTAATTTAATAAATCTAACAAGCGATACTTCGCATAATGTAAACGGGGAAACATACTATTATGGAAGCAATGTTACTTTAACAATAAGCGGCAATTTTGAGAGATGTTCACTCAAATTTTATCCTAATACTAGTAGTGCAATTGCTAATCCATTTAAAAGTTATTTAAAAAACAATGAGTTTCGCTATTTTTTTATATATGATAATGCAAATTATTTCATAAATTTACAAAGCTATTATAATAATTTGAGAGATGCTACCAATGTTATTGACATTTCTAAGTCATTTATAGTGGATGTGAGTAATTTAAATAATCTTGTTTCGAGTTCGCCCCCCTTTTTCACTATAAATGGTTTAAAACAAGATTTACACTTGACATATGGTGTTTATAGATTTCAACAAACTACATTTAAAAATTTTTATAATGCTATCAAATTTTCTACTACACCCGACGGAACACATAATGGTGGAATAGAATATACTAAAACAGTTTTTACACAAAATTTGCCAGGTGTATCAAGACCGTTGTTATCAAGCTATAATACTTCTAGTATATATACTCAAATTAGCATTAACGCAACTACACCTACAATATTATATTATTATTCTGAAAAGTTTAAAAACATGGGAGGCAAAATTACTCTTAAAAACAATATTGTATTTTTAAAAAATGTGACCATTTTAAATAGTTTTATTCTTACCAATCAGACCAGAATATTATTTAATGATTCGGGTAATTTTTTAAATATAGGTAATGAAGTAATGAAAAATAGAATCGTCTTAAATCAACGTTTTGATGCTTCTGCAAATAGTGCAACTGTAAACACCATTAGCAATATAAATATATGTTGTGTCACACAACAAAATCTACGATATAATATATTGTATGACTTAAATCAACATCCAAACAGATTGGTTTTTCAAAAATATAATGAAATGTCTAATAATAATATTAACATTGGCGCCAGCCCCTATTATTTATTGGATGTATCAAATATTAATTCGAGTTTTAATGATAACTATAATAGTTATATTACATATTTTAATAGCATTTATGAATCCTCTTTTGCTCTTATAAAAAACCCAGGCTTAAGTGATTATGATAGAAGTTTGAAAAACGTATTTTACAACAGCGCTATTTATAATAGCAATTACACTATTAATACAAATAGTAATAATAGCATTACAAGTGCTAATAATGCAACAAGTGCTAATCTACTAAATAATGAAATTTTTAATTATATTAATTTTTTTAAAAGGAACAATGTTATACCATCAAAAGTATTGGTAAAAGATTTTAGTTATAGTATTAGTGAATTTTTATTTGCTAGACCAAGTGCGCTATTAAATTTGGGCTCTTCAAATATTTATAATTATAGTTCTGTAAACACTTCTTATTTGTTAGCACCGCGAATAAAAGCAACAAACATTATTGATAATTATGCTATGTTTGCATTAGATGTAGACTATGCTAATTTACACTTTCAAAATTTTGAAGTTCTATTATATAGTTCACGCTTTACATCTTTTCCAAATTCATTAACTACTATTAGCATGGACAGGCTATTTTTTTATAATGGTTCGCTTGTTATTGCAAATAATATGCTATATTCTAATGATGTAAGTGGATTTTATGATGGGTCAAGCGTTTTTAATAAAATTTATCAAAATGTGAATGAAACTGAAAATGAAACTTTTACCAATAGAGAGACTACTATTCAAAATATGATTTTCTTAAATATAATAGACGCCAGTTCAACTAGCTCTATTTGTGGTTTAACAAAGCAAAATATATATAATAATATGTATTTAGATGAAAGCAATAACTTTATTTTTCACAAATATAATGAGCATACTATTGTAAATTATCAAGTTAACGATTCCAATCTAACATTGGCAAAAACATTGAAAGAAAATTCTAACAATGACTATTATTTATTAGATGTATGTTCTAATGTTTTTTACAATAGTTTTAACAATTCTGGATTAACAGTTGACACATTAGAAAGTTTAGTATATGATACAAACTATAGTATAGCATTATCATATAAAATATATGATGAAGTGGATGTAAGCATTAATTTTAATATGTTGGCTTCTCTCTACATTTTACCAATATATCTTAATAATATTCCAATATATAGAAGAATAAATAATGTTTATAGCACAGAGTACAACTATAATACTGACTCATATATCATAACTAATAATGAAATTATTACTAATATAAGTATTAATGCTATTAGTAGTTCAATCTATGGGAATTATAATTCTAGCTTAAAGACAATACTAAATGGTTTACATAGCAACAGTTACTTGCTTGACTTAAATGACTATTTTGATATTAATCTAGTTGCTAATCGTTTTCAATCGGCATCAAGAGATTTTACTACAAATAATATTAATCCAAATAATTTGATTTATAAACTAGTTGATTTAAGTTATAATAATAACAAATTTTCTTTAATAAATATTGAGACATCTTATAATATTGTTTATGATAAAGTTAATATAACAATATTAAATAGCATGCAAATAAAAGTATTTTGCTTACATTTTAAATTTGTCTACTTGTTTACTATTTTAAATAAACCATACAGTAAAAGATATACTCCAAAAATTATTCCTTATAATATGACTGATAATATACAAATATATTCAGATTTTTATAGAGATTATAATTTTACAAATACTTCTTTTAATAGTACGTTAAACACTTCAGGTATAACTATTTTATATAGAGAGCTAATAAATAGCATAATAGGCTATATAACTATTTACAATGATTTAATTGCGAATTTTGAATTATATATACAAATTGTAATTGTCATAAATCCAATTTATAGTACTTATACATTTAACACAGTTGTATTAGCTCAATTAGTGGAAGACATTAATAAACTTGTAGAAAATGTTGATACTATTATTTTAAGTGAACTAAGCAAGTGGCAAGATAGTTTGTTATTGTCGGATTCAACTATTTTTACTAGTTATAATGATATAAATAATATAGAATATACTTTGTCCAGTTTTTTTATGTTATATAATATAAGTCAAATAAGTATTTACAGGTGGAACCCGACTTTTAATACCAATTATATTATTAGTGTAATTAATTATCCTAATTTTACCAACATGTTTGATATAACTAATTTAAATCCAACCATCTTTTTGACTAATTTTAAATATAACTTGAAATCACTAACTGACTATTTTAATGAAGTAAGTAGTAAAAACAGCAATGGAGGATTACAAGTATCAATTAATAATAATAGTAATATAGATTTGCAATTAGCTAGCGTAACCAATTTTACCCAATTTATTGAAAAAATTACGTCACTTTTAAATCACTTAGCTCCGTTAATATATAACTATAATGCATTTGAAGTAGCTTCAAACAATATTAGGTATATTAATAATGATTTTGAACTCACTGGTTCGAAAATATTAATATATAGTAATTTATCGAATAACATTAATATTAAGCTTAATATACAATATAAGTCTTACTTTTTTAGCTATATTGACATTTCAACTATTGATTTAGATATTATTATACCAGATTTAACTCCTCCAACATTAACATTTAAAAATAATGATTTTAGTTTTAATCAAAATGACTTGATTGATAGCTCTATTAATAGTGTAATAACAAACTTAATACGTGATGTAAGTTATATTGATTTAAATCAAAGTTACGATTTAACTATTAATAATACTTATTATAGTTATTATACAGACGTAACAAACGTCCTTTCATCTAATAATAAACAAAATGCTTTAGTTTCTGTTGACCTGCCGTCAACGAATTTGGACTTTGGAGCAAATATATCATTGTTTATTGATATTTTATATACTGTAAAAGATAATGCAAATAATATTAATACTATTATTCGTAAATTAATTATTAATAAGTCTGACGATGGTCCGAAATTTTATTATTTTAATAATAGAAGTGTTTATGAAAAATTAAGCAGACTAAATCCCACACATAAACTTACAATAGAAGAAAATATAAATATTGAGAAATTTAAAGCCGAACTTACAAATTTTATAGTAATAATTGATCCGCGAGTGGCATTATCCAATAGTTATTTGACTAATACATCTATTAGTATACGTGAATTTGCAGATTTTTATAGTAGGTCAGTACTAGATATTAGTGCTATCAACATTTTTGATTTGTTAAATAGCACTATTAAATACGCTAGTTATGATGTAACTAATAACAAATTTATAAATTCTAGAGGACAAGAATTGGTTAATAGCAGCCAAAATATTTTGAAGGCTGGAAGTTATAATTTAATTTATATAAGCAAAGCAAGCTCAGTAACAAATCGTAGTAATAGTGAAAGCAGAATATTAACAATAAAAGAAGTTATAGAAGAAAAACAAACACCAATACATTGTTGTTATCCTAAAGTTGACTATAAACCCTCGCTACCAAGCGATTATACATCTGGTTCTCAAAACTCAGCTATTATGAAACGTGCGAAATTTATTATTAATAGAAATAGGTAGCAAATAATATTTAAAAAAGAATTTAAAGCGTTGCAATTAATATTTAAAAAAGAATTTAAAGCGTTGCAAATAATATTTAAAATTGATAATTTTAATTCTTATTATTAACACTATTAATAATAAGAATAGTAATAAAACGATTATGAATTTTTCTAAGAATGAAATTAAAGTATATAATAATAGCGAACTAATATTATATCAACAAGTTCATTTAGAAGTATTGCTTTCTGAGTTAGCAGAAATTAAAAGTTTATTAACTTTATTTTATAAACACGAAACAGCATCCAAATTGCACAGCAAACAAAAATTATATGAAAAATATGAGACAAAATTAACAGAAAAAATTAATAATATTAAACGATTAGTGAAAAACACCAAAATTCGGCTAAATAATAACATTAATAAATGTATGGATAAGGCTAAATAAGGCTAAAATTTATACATAATACTCTATATCATTGGTTCAAGACTATCTATGTTAAAAAGTGCGCTAGTATTATTTATATTTTTTTTGGCAATTTGATATTTTTCAAATAATTGATTTTTCAATACATTTTGAGGAGTGTGTTTATGTACTATGCGAGCTATCATTTTATATAACTTGAAATCTGGATATCTCTCTGTGCCGTCATTTTTATACAATATATTTTTATTTTTATCATCATAAACCCATTCAATTATTATTTTTTTGATAGAAGATTTTAACTTCTTTACATTTTCTAAATCTTCAATAAAATAATCAAACAAACTACAACCCAATCTACATAAGTCAAAGCTATAATTGGGATCAATCCTAGGCTTATTTTCATTAAAATATGGCTCGCAATTATATTGTGTACTTGCATCACCGTCTTCAGAATAACTATCACTACATATAAATTTATTTTTGAATTTATAAATTGCTCTACCAAAGTCGATTATTTTGTATATTTTACCAAATGTTGGTACTTTATAATGAATGTTATTGTATTTATAATATAAATACTTTTTCTCTGTAAAAACATATACAATATTGTTAGTATGAAGGTCGTTATGGGTAAAATGAAATACTTTTTGGTACGTTATTAGTGTAAATAAAATTTGTAAAACAATTGACTCCCATTCGGGATCGGTTATTTTTTTACTTAAAATATATGAATCTAATGTATCTTGGCAGCATTCTAATACAATCATTTTAACTGGAAATTGTTTAATAGTGCAATCAACTTCGTCACACTCAGAACTATTTGTAGTGTTTGTATCGCTATTACTGCTATTACTATTAGAAGACAATGTTTCGTTGCTATTACTATTAGTTATACTACTTGAACGTGTATTAGATGATCTTGACGAGCAAGTTAAACCAGAATTATTTGTTTCATTTACACTTGTATTAATATTACTTGATTTATGTGAATGTTTTTCAATAATATTGAGATTTTCATATGTTAAATTGCAGTCATTTAATAGTTTATCTTCTACATCTTCTTTATCTTCTACAGCTTCAATACTTTCGTCAATGTTAATTCTTTCGTCAATGTTAATTCTTTCGTCAATGTTAATTCTTTCGTCAATGTTAATGCTTTCCTTTGTGTTCTTTAAATCTAAAGATTTAACATTTTGTTCTAATATTTCATCTTTATCAATAATACATATGTCTAACGCTTCTTCTGTTAAAGGATTAGCTATGTTTAATAATAGTGTTTTCTTATTTTTTTTTGTATTATTAAAAAAAAATCTAACTTTTTCATTTTCTTCTAAAAAGAAGAGAGAATTTCTATGGCTATGAAAATGATCAGATTCAGCTAAATATTCAATATCTTCTGACACATCTAATTTATATTTGTTTTTTACTCCTAAAAATCCACCATAATAATCTAATCCGTTATAAAAATTGTGATAATTTAGTAAACAGCTAGATAAAAACGAAAAAAATCCATCGATGTATGCAGAATTATTTGGATCAAAAATCTTTTTATATTTTGTGCTACAGTCTTCGTCATTATTCTCTAGTGTGTTAGATTTGGTTTCATTATATTGGGGTAATTTTAATATATTATAACTATTATCATATTTTCCAAGCATGTATTTAATTGGATCAATTAATGGACTAAATTTAACATAAATTTTTTTATATAATTTATTATTACAACTATCTATGACTGTTCCTAAAAATTTATTATAACTTTCTTTTTCCAAAACATTTTCAAGTTTATATTTATTATTTAAATTTATTGAATTGTAATTAGTGTTATTTAAATCAAAATAATGATCATATAATGGTATATAATTTTGAATACTCTCTAAATCCAAAAATTCTTGTTTATTAATTATTTCAAAGAGTTGTTTGTTATTATTTTTTCTATAATTAATTTCCATATAATTAATTAATTATAATAATTATTTTAATATATAACACAATAAGTATATTTATTGGAATTAATATACTTATTAGTTTAAATATAACTATATTAAATATACTTATAAAATAAGTATTAAGTAATGACATTAGAATTAAAAAAATTTGAAATAAAGTCTATTAGTTTTAGGCCAGATGAAAATAAAGGCCCTGTAATAGTATTAATTGGGCGACGTGATACTGGAAAATCTTATTTAGTGCGCGATTTACTTTATTATCACCAAGATATACCAATAGGAACAGTTATTAGTGGTACTGAGGCGGGTAATGGTTTTTATGCAGAACATGTTCCTAAACTATTTATTCATGATGAATATAATACAGCAATTATAGAAAATATTTTAAAGCGGCAAAAAACAGTATTAAAACAAATTAAAAAAGAAGTAGAGGTGTATAAAAAATCTAATATTGACCCTCGCGCATTTGTCATTTTGGATGATTGTTTGTATGATGGTAGTTGGACTAAAGATAAAATGATGCGTCTGTTATTTATGAATGGGCGTCACTGGAAGATCATGTTGGTCATCACAATGCAATATCCTTTGGGTATTCCTCCCAATTTGCGCACGAATATTGATTACGTTTTTATATTGCGTGAGCCATACATAGCAAATCGGCGGCGTATATATGAGAATTATGCTGGTATGTTTCCTACATTTGAGAGTTTTTGCCAAGTAATGGATCAATGTACTGAAAATTATGAATGTTTAGTAATTAACAATAATGCTAAATCAAATAAGTTGCATGACCAAATTTTTTGGTATAAAGCTGATCACCATAAAACATTCAAATTGGGGTCAAAAGAGTTTTGGGAAATTAGTAAAAATTTAGACTCAGATAATGAAGAAGAAATGTATGATCCAAACATAAGAGATAAGAAAAAAGGTCCCAAAATTAATGTGCGGAAAACTAAATGGTAATCTAAATTTGCAAAATAGTATATAAAATAAAAACAATACATAATTATATGTGGGCAACTTATAATTATGCGAATTTTCCAACTGTTTATGTAACTATTAGTGGGTCAATTGAGACTCCAAGCGATTTTACCCATTTTATAGATCAATGGTTAAAATTATTTAATAATGGTACAGACTATAATTTATATTTCAATACTGTTAATTGTGGTTACATAAATATAAAATATGCTATTTTAATGGCCTATAAGATTAGACAATTTAAAAAAAACAAATATAGCAATTTACAATTTAGCAAAATTTTAGTTGCAAACAAATCAATATTAATTTTATTGCGTCTAATTTTTTATATTGAGTCACCATTGGCTCCCGTTGAAATATATTATGAGAAAAATAATACTATATTTAGTGAACATTTTCAGTAATATTAAAATTGTATCATATTTTATTATATATATATATAATAAAATATGTCTAGAGTTGGATCTATGTCTAGACTTTTATCTATGTTTATACCCGGTTCTATGTCTAGAACTGGTTCTATGTCTAGAACTGGTTCTAGAGTTAGTTCTGATCCCATTAGTCCTGATTTTTTCACTGTAAACCTTTCTTATAAAGATTTTGTAGAAAATGTAATACCAAAAATTTATTTAATTAAAAACACAGTAATAACAAAACACAAGTTCATTGATTTTATTAATGAAATAACAATACAAGAAAGATATAAAGAAATTAATAAAATATTAATCTTTATAAAGACTACAATTTATTGTGGAATAGCATCCCAAAATAAGATTGTACGTGAAAACACACTCATTAAATTTTTTACCGTAACACAATTTGAAAAATTTTATATCAAAATTTATGATGCATGTGAAAAGATTATAGAGTTAATACAGTTTTTATATAAAGTATTAAGAAACAAAAACACAATAATTAGTATTAGTGAAATTAAACATACTACTATTAAAGAATTATTACAAGAAAAAAACATATTATTAGAAAACTTATACTATAGGCTTAAAATAACTTTGAAAGGCAAAAATCCGGACAAATTTTTTGATATTCCCATAATTGGAGGTTTAATAGATCCCGCCACTAAACTTTATATAGATGGTTTGTCCAATGAAAACACACCTCGGTTACAAGTTGTGGGTGGTAAATATAAATTATTTACAAAACATAGAAGACCAAAAAACTCATTATATCATAACAAAAAACATTATATTACTTATAATAAAAAGATTAGAAGAAACTAACATACTTAACATACTATTAATTAACAATTAATCAACAATTAATCAACAATTAATCAACAATTAATCAACAATTAATCAACAATTAATCAACAATTAATCAACAATTAATCAACAATTAATCAACAATTAATCAACAATTAATCAACAATTAATAGTTCGTCTTCATTAATAGTATCTTCTTCAAGACTAGTCAGTTTTTCCTCGCGTTCTTTCTTTCGTCTTAAAATCTCTCCAATACCATGGTCATTATTTGCTTGTTTTCCAACAAGCACATCTTCAGCTTCAAATAGCTCTTTGCGTAAGTCTGCAGTAGTTGTATCATCACTTGATCCGTCGCCAAACAATAAATTTTTACCAGGAACATCCATCCTATCCGCATTAATTAAATTGCCTTCTTCGTCAATTGTTTGCATCAACTTGTTTCCCTCTTTTTCAGCTTTAGCAATATTTTCTCTAATTGCTTTTTGTTTGCTTTCTTTTACACGTTGTTTAAATTGTTCTTTTGAAATTTCATCATTTTTCTTTTTTTGTGCCATTAGCTCATTCAATTCTTTTTCTAAATATTCTACTTTGCCTGTTTTATATGCTTCTGGATGAAAAGGCATCCACATTCCAACTTGACCAACATAGACGTCATGGTTCGGATCCGACTCTCTTAGTGATTTACATTTAAATTCCGCCTCTTCTTGAGAACCAAATACTCCGCGAACTTTAATACCGCGGGTATTAGTTTGAAAATTATGTTCTACACTGTATTCTTTTTGTAATTCTTCTTCTTTTGTATCTATAAACGATTTATATTCATCTTCTAATGATGTTAAAAACAAATTATCTTTTTCTTCTTCAACGAACTCTTCCATGTCTTTTGTTAAAGCATTAAAATCCAAGCTGTATTTATATGCTAAAAAATTTAAGAATTGTGTATATTTATCAAAAGTTTTTCTAAACTCAAAAGTCTTTAAATACTTTTCAAAATAAAACAATTCTTTTTTCTTAATATGGTTTTCGGGTGAAATAAAGCTTAAACAAACATATTTTTGACCACTTATC